GAGTTTCGAGATGGAAGGATTTGGCGTACCAGAAGACACTCCAGATGAACAAAGACCAATTTATGGTTACATGACAGACAGAAACGCCGGGCATGGAAACTACAAGCTGAACCTATACGGCGGAGTCGCTTTTGTATTGAAAGACTCTGTAAAAGAAAAGGCTACAGTAACATTTGGCGATTCTTTGGACGGCGAGCTTCCTTCCAGTAAAATCGGAAATGTAAAGATTGAGTCTATGGAAATAGTCGAAGGCCTTGTGAGTGAAGATTCATTTGGCTACGTAGAAGCACAAATTCATGGCGGTGTAAAGCTTGATGACGTCGAAGAAATAGTCATAGGCAGGGACACGCTTGGAAAAATGCTTCGAGCATACAATGCAGCAAAAGACGCTGAAGGAGAAGAAGGCGGGTTCTCTGGATTTGTCGGAGGAAAATTGTTTTCGTCCGGATTAAAAGTATCAGTTGTTGATGCTTATGAAGGAGACGGAGAAAAGGAACTGCTTGAAGATTGGCTAAAATCAAACGAATGGTACAAACGGCATTACAAGGGGAGCCAAGCAGGTGACGCCTTGGAAGCTCAACTAGAGGTGAATCGTGGAAAAAAAACTGGGTCAGATAATCGCCCGTCGTGGTGGTGATGTTCTTCGCCTGTCCAAGGTAGAAGGAAAGAAGCGGTACGGTTATGTTGTTTCTTCTGAAGGAACTGTATCCGAGCTGGTGAACGTGGACTCGGTTCTCGCTCGCGGGTACTGGGAGCCGGCTTCCGGTTCTGAGGCACTTAAAAGTTATCTAAAGGCTTTCGATGGACCCCGCTAACAGGCTGGAGCACGAGAAAGATATGGCCATGCTAATCGGTGCGATAGCCGAGAGGTGCGGCCAGTCGAAGACCAAGGAAGGAATGTTCGACTGTCTCGAGCTATTCGACCTTGAGAGTAAGATGCTGGATATATCGCAGGAGGCCTACGAATCTCTCTTGATACAGCTCAATATCCGGGCGATTCCTAAAATGCCTCAGGAGCTTATTCACAGCTTGTTCGTTGAGTTCGCAGAGCGTGCCGCAGAGCTGGCGATAGAGGGCAAGATAAACTCTGCTTGGGTGTCGGTTGCTGCAGTGACTATGACTACAAAGCTATGGAGTATTGGCGAGTCTCTTGCAGTAGACCATGCAAGGACTCGGTTTACTCAGTACACAAGCCACACCAAGGCGTTTGTCGGCGTCCCGTCCTACATGCTTCGCAGTGCGATGAAGATGAAAATTGTTTCTATTTGGAAGGCAGAGGCGGACGCTTGCGACGTCTGCAAGTTTCTAGAGGGAGGCACGATTGAATACATCGCCGACGACGGGCCGCCAGCACACCCAAACTGCAGGTGCTGGATTGATTATGCAGTTGAGGAAGTGGAAGACAGCTAATGCCTGCAGTAAGGTTTAAGGTTACAAGCACTTGGCCAATCTTGAGAGCTATTGAGTACGCTCACTGCGGAGGCTTGGGGCTGTGCGAGGCGGAGACTGCTCTGCTGAAGTCCTTCTCTGGGAAGTGCTCGATTGCTCACGACACTAGGTTCGTAACTGTGTCGGACGTTGTCGTTGGAGAGCTGGATGCAGCAATGAAGGCTTTGACACTTATCGCAAGAAGTTCAGAGAGGCTTGTCGGAAGGGAGAACGCCGCGAGGTGTACGGCAAACGCAATGTCGACAAGACAGAAGATACTTTCTATCAGAACAAGGCTAGATTTGACTGGTGGTGTAAGTGAGCAGTATTAAGCTTGGCGGGAGAATTTTATTCGAGGGAAAGCTCGATGTCGTTGTCGTGACCAGAAGGATGTCGAGAAGAGATATTCTAGACTTGTCTCGAGAATACCAAGAAAGCAGTGTCCCGCTGGTTGCGTTTCAGGTTGATAACCTAGACAACGTCGAGAACTATTTCATCAAGGGCAAGTGGGTAAAGCCCAAGAGCTCGGTATGCCTTGTTGACGGGGTTAAGCTGGTGGCGAGGCATCTGGGAGTCGATATCTCAATAAATAAGATGGTTCTTGACTGCATGATGCTTGGAAGGTTTCTCGATTAACATTGCGGCGAATCTTGATTTTATGTAAATTTTCGTGCCGGAGGTGAGCTGTGGCTGATGCTTTGAATATAAGCGGCGTTTTATCGAGACCTACAATCGGCACGGTTGTAGAAGTAGACCCAATTAGAATGTCTGCTTCTGCGATTATATCAACGCCGTCTGTTGACCGGGTTGGGGATTCAATGGACCCTCTCGGGTGCGACCTCACCCAGTACCGCAAAAACCCGGTGGTGTTCTGGAACCACGCTTTCGACGGTTTTACAAAACCGATTGGCATATCCGAGAACGACTCGGGCGAGCTTCAGGTCTTCCCGTCTAGCGAAAACATCAAGGCGACATGCTACTTCACCAATAAGTTTTTGGAAGCAGAGCAGATTTTCGACCTCGTACACGAGAAAACTATCCGGGCGACATCAATCAGGTTTGACCCGATTGGCTCTCCGAGCAGGTCTGGTGGCGTTCAAAGGTTTTCGAAGTGGTATCTGCTGGAGTGGAGCTGGGTGCCGATTGGTTGCAATCCAGAGGCTGTTCAAGATGTACTCGCGAAGGGTTATCTTGCCGGCCGTAGGATTTCTTCTGGCATTACAAAGTCACTCGAGCTTTTGCTGCCTGAGAGAAAACTGCAAATTGCTGGTTACAACTTTAAGAAAGATGCTAAAATGCGATTCGCTAAATCTTGCGGCGACGACAACAAAAAGTGCAATTGCGACAAAGACCCGCTCGGCGGGGAAGTTAAGATGACAAATGATAAAGAGCGTCCAGAGGACGCACCTCCTCCGGGGACACGCCCGGCTGCAGTGCAGACCTCCGCTCCCGGCGTAAAGCCAGTTTCTGCTCCGCCGCCCGCCGGCAAAGCTCCTCCTGCAGGTAATGCTTCTTATCAAGGCGAGTCCGAGGACGTCGCTGAAGAGCAGGTAAAGGGGAATGTAGAGTCTGAAGACACCGCCGAAGGCGAGGTGCAGGAAGAGACTCCAAAGGCTTACGGTGCACAGCTCGTAGAGGCTGCATACAATGCACTGAACGAAGTCCGCGTCAATATTCAGGAAGGTGCGGTTGCACTCGAGCACCCGGAAATCGAGGCCTTGATTGCAACAACTCTCGAAGCTCTCGGGATGATGATGGGAGAGGTAGAGGCTGCATACGCGAAGGCTTACAGCCGGAACCCAAAATACAACTACTCTCCGCTAACTGCTTCAGGTCGTCGCCTAGACTGGCATGATACGCTAAAGACTTTCCTTGCAGGTGGTGCAAGGAATCGCTTTGCCGTGAGTGGAATTGCAGAGCGGATTCGCGGAGTCGCCAAGTCTGGTGCAGTCAGCGGACGTGAGGCAAGTATCTTGAAATCTTGTGCAACTCAATTGCAAGGATTCATCGAATCGGCTCGGGCCAACGTGCGGCTCGAGCACAATGGAGATGCGGTTGGTGACAGGCTTGAGTCTATCACTAAATCTTCAGACGCTACGTTGGCGATACTGAAGAGCATGAAACGCTAACCTTTTACCCAGAGGGTCAAAATGTCAAGCATTGAAAACAAGTTGCAGGCTGTTGAAAAGACTCAAGCCGCTATCTTGGAACACCTGAAGAGTCTTGATACACCTAATTACCGCGTCGTTGGCGGAGACGGTGGAACCACCGTTTCTTACATCGAAGACGGCGGTCCGAACGATGTCGTTCGAATCGACAACTTGTGGGCCCGCGGCGAAAACACCGTCAAGAACTACCGCAAGAACTCCTATCTGCCCGGTTACAAGGGTGCGAAGGAAGGCGGCTTTAAGAGCTTCGGCGACTTTCTGCTAAGCGGTCTCCGCGACTCGAAGACTGCCGACTGGCAAAACCGGCACGCCAGCTGCTTCAAGGCAGTTCAAGGCATGTCGGTTGGTGCTGCTGAAGACGGCGGGTACATGGTTCAGCCGGAGTACTCGGACAAGGTTCTGGAGCGAGTTTACAACAACAAGCTGTTCTCGATGACCGATAACTACACGGTCTCTGGAAACAACTTGGTGTTTATGCGTAACGCTGAAACCTCGCGTGCTAACGGCTCTCGCAAGGGCGGCATCCGGGGCTACTGGCTCGGCGAAGGTGCAAGCGGCACTAAGTCCGCTCCAAAGATGCGGCAAGTTCAGCTCCGCCTGAAGAAACTCTGCATCATTGTTTACCTCACTGAAGAGCTCATCCAAGACGGCGGTGCAGCTGTTCAGAGCTACGTCGAAAAGTGTGCCGCTGAAGAATTCAACTTCATGATTGGCGATGCACTGTTCAACGGCACTGGTGTTGGCCAGCCTCTGGGCTTGCTTAACTCCGGCTCTCTGGTGACTGTCACCAAGGAAACCGGACAGGCCGCAGCGACCGTTAATGCAGCAAACATCGACAAGATGTGGGCTCGCCGATACGCAGCTGCTGACGGATACACTTGGTTCCACAACCAAGACTGCGGACCTCAGCTGGACAGCCTGTCTCAGTCAATCGGCACTGCAGGTATCGCACTGTACCGCCCGAGCAACGGGCTGGCTGGTGTAGCTCCTCAGATGCTCAAGACCGCTCCACGCGTAGAGACAGAATTCAACGCAACGTGCGGAACCGTTGGCGACTTGGTTCTGGCAGACTTCAGCCAGATTCTCTCGATTGCAAAGGGCGGTGTCTCTCAAATGGCTTCGACTCACGTCGAGTTCTTGACTGACCAGACTGCTCTGAAATTTACGATGCGTCTTGACGCTCGTCCTTGGGATGACACTGCAATGACCCCTTACAAGGGAAGTGCAACTCAGTCCAGCTTCGTCTGTCTCGAAACCCGCTAATAAAGTCGGATGACTTAAACAACTTTTGTCCTAGAGAGGAAAGAATATGCTTCCCGGAAGTCTTTTTGAGAAGGGCCTAGACATTCACCCGTTGGTGTGGCAAACCGATGCCGACTCGGACGTGAGCATGGACTGGGTCTCGTTGAAGAATTATGACCGCGTTTACTTGTTGCTCATCAAGGGCGGCTCGGAAGACGTGGATGATTTGGGTATCGAAGTTAAGCAGGCCACTGACACGGCCGGAACTGGCTCGAAGGCACTGGCAGTTTCCCGCTGCTGGTACAAGACTGGGACCATGACCGCTCAAGGTACTTGGACGGAAGTGAATGTCGGAAGCGGTACTGCCGACGACTTCATCTCCTTCGGCTCTGCTGTTCCGACTGGTGCAACTCGGGTCATTGCTGACGTCAACACGAATGCAATGCACTTGCTGATTGAGGTTAAGGCGGAAGACCTTGACTCGAACGGCGGGTTCAACTCGGTCAGTGCAACCATCGAAGGCGATAACGTCAACAATGCCTGCTTGGTCAGCTGCTTGGCGATTCTCGCTGACAGTGCTTACCCACGGGCAATCCCTGCAAGCCCTCTGTAATAGATTAAAAGTACCACTTCACGCGAGGCAGGGTAGGGCGGCAACGTCTTGCCCTGTTTCGTTATCTAGAAAGGTTTTTCTATGTCATCTGGATACGTTTATAACGTAAAGACGGACTGGAGCAGCGGAAATCTGCGGTTCGTTGACAACTCAACCGGGAATGCAGTGTTCACTGTCACGGCCGCCGGGCTAACGCTTGGCGATGGAGAGAACATTGCACTCGGAACCACGACCGGAACTCAGATTGGAACAGCCGCAGCACAGAAGCTCGGCTTCTTCGGCAAGACTCCTCGTGTTCAGTGTGCGAAGGCCAGCTTTAACAACTGGGCTGCGTACACTGACGTGGTTGCAGCACTTGTTGCTTTGGGCTTGTTCGACACTGCGTAAATTTCGTAAAAAGCATTGTATCGGGGCTGGTAAGTTCCGGCCCTATACAGTGTGAAGTGCGAGGTTTGCGATGGCAGTTGGAAAAGGTCAAAGTCAAAACGAAGAGGCGTTCAGTGCGAGCGAGCTGGAGCCAGTGGCTCTAAGCCTGTTCTCGATGATGCTCTCTTCGAATACGAGTTACGAAACTGAAACAATCGCGGCTCGGGCATTCTCGGCCGCGAAAGTTTTTGTTGAAGAGTCTCGTCGGATTAAGGATGGCGGCAAGGTTTGGTCTGAGCCGAAGAATCGAAAGATTCAGATTTGGATTCACGCTCACGACCCTGTTACTGACCAGCCTTCCTACAATGAAAACGGTGAGCCTGTTTGGTACGAAAGCCAAGGCGACCCGTACAGCTACGCCCCGAACAAGAAGCCTGAGCACCCGGTGAACCAAGCCTTTTATTTGGCTCGGCACGAGCTTGGGATGGAGATTCCTGACCGCTTTAAGTCGGCACTGAAGGCGGCACTGGCTGAGCGAGAAGGTCGCGTATTTGTGAGCTCGAGGGGAAACTAAGTGGCTATCACGACGGTTGCTGAATACAAGCAGTTGATGCAGATTACTACATCGGCAGACGACGCATTGATTGCAGCAGCTCTCGACAATGCCACTGCAATTATCGAGCAGAACGCTACGTCCATGCTGTTCACTTCGCAGACAATGACGGAGTATTACAGCGGTGGCGGAAGGTCTACTCTAGTGCTTCGAAGTCGCCCGGTGACGTCAATATCTAGTTTGTACTACGATGACACCGGGTACTTCGGTGCTGCTACTGGCTTCGGTGCAAGTTCTCTCCTGACCAGCGGCGTAGACTACGTTCTTGAGCTTAGCCAGCCCGGATTATCAATGTCTGGGATTGTCCACAGGATAGGCGGTATTTGGGGCAAGAGCCGAGTGCGTGTTGGGAGTGACTTGGTTGGGTACATGGAGCCCGGACTAGGCAATATCAAGATAACGTACACTGCCGGTTACGATGGAGTTAATTTCCAGATTCCATCCAATATAAAACTTCTGAATAATCTACTTGCCCGCCAGATTATCAGGGTCGCACCGACTGCCGGTTCTCCTATCAGCAGCGAGTCTTTCGAGTACTACTCGTACTCTTTGAAGCAGGAGAGCCCTGCAGACTTTGCGACGATTGCAAGCTTGATGGGTGCTATTCAGGAGTATACGTTCTGATGGACATCACACAGCTATCAAGAATCCCCGGAATGCTTCCGAAAGACTGCAAGACATCCGGGCTTTACTACAAGCGGACCGGAGCTGGGGTTTACGGTGCCGGCGGCGATATCGGAGACATTGAGGTTCGCCCGCTGTCCCGAGACGAGGTCAAAGAGCCGGCGTCCTTTGCGATTAACAACAGGCGGAACTTTTCTGTCTGGCAAAAGAATTTGAATGCTGTCGGAATTGATGCTCCAAAGATTGGAGACAAGATTACCATTCCGGCCAGTGCTGGAGAGTCCGGCGAAGCTTGGATTGTGGATGGCATCACAACGTCTCTAATGGGTGTTAGGCATACTTTGAACTGTTCCAGAATGAGGTAGCAGTGGCGGATAAGTATGAATTCACTCAGGGAAAGCAGATAATTGACGCCCTTGAAGCCTTCGTGTCGAAGGGCGACTTCAAGGAGGCGTTCAGCCTGTGCAAGGACCATATAGAAGAGAACTTCTGGCAGATATTCCAGTCAGCGGTTGATTCAGAAGGAAAGCCTTGGCCGGAGCACGCACCGTCTACAATAGCCTCTATGGGCGAGCATGACCTGCTTGTGGATACTGGTGCTCTCCTGCAGTCGATGACTGACCAAGGAAACTACACGATTTCTGACAGGTACATGATAGCTTCGTGCGACCTGCCGTACGCCGAGTACCAGAACTTCGGCACGGCGAACATTCCGCCCCGAGAGTTTATGTACTTAAGGGAAGACACGATAGACAAGGTCATGGAGACCATTTATTCTTACGTACTTCTAAAGTACGGGGAGATGTAATGGCTGTCTCTTGGAATGATAATCAAGACGGGACTGGTGCTACGGTCACAGTATCTGGCGTCGGTGCCGAAGACATCACGACACCTGTAACGCAGTACTTCCCCGGAGGTCTCGGCTCATCCGGGACTTGGCTCGAGCACGACGTGATTACTGGCAATGGCTCGCTTACTCTGGATTTAGGAAGAGGCCATTACTTCGGCTACACGAAACTTAGCTCTGGCGGTGTTGATACGCTTACGCCAGTCGAGTACTTCAACGTCACGGAGACGGAAGAATCCACTCACTACCAGATTCTAGAGGCGGTACAGAGCCGTATAATTGCGGTTAATCTGGATGAGGTTGGAGCTAATGTTTTAATCCGTAAAATACCGACTGAACGCGGCAACGATGATTCGACCTATAGCTACCCAGTAATTATGGTTTCCCCGATGGGCACGGAGCAGCTCAGGGGTGGGACTAACTTGCGGGATGACGTTGGCTATCCGGTTCTGATTTCCATTCTTGCCAAGAACAACCAAGACCTGACAGAGACGAACCTGAATAAGTTTTTGCTCTGGAGGGAGCGGCTTTCGGCAGCGTTTAGGGGCGACCAGCAGCTACAGCTCACTGGCTTGCAGGTTCACAAGACAAATGTCGAGGCGGGTCCGGTTTTAAGCCCGACTGCGGTTTGGAATAATCAATTTCAGTGCTCACTTACAATTAGGTGCGAGGCTCGCCAAGTGCGAGGACTATAATGGCAGAAGTATACGGTGATGTAGCGATTAGCACGCTTGGCAAGCTCGCCATGATTTACGAGGGAACCGGCGGTGCTAACGAAGTGACAGACAATCTCGCCTACGACGGCTCTGTCGCTGTTGCCGATTTCGCTTCAGCGACACAATTTGAGTTCCTGAGCGAGTCTATCTCGAAGCAGGAGCCGATGCAGTACAACGGCGGCATTCGAGGAACTCGAGCAAGAAACTCCGAGCGAGTCCGGAAGTCTGCTCACATCGTGCAGGGTTCCATTGAGATGACACCTACGCCGCTCGAGCTGGACAAGCTTTTGTACTGGACAACCGGGACTGCTTCGACTCCGTTTGCACTAACAGAGCTTGTACCGACGATTGCCATTATTGTGGACAGGTCTGCTCAGCGTT